CCGACCAAAGTTTGAGATGTGCCTGTCAAATATTAACTAAGGTGAAATACACCCTTTTTATATTTTAAATTAAGAAAGGAGCAATTGCAATGGCCAGTATTCGTAAGAAAAATGGCAAATATCAAGTTCGAGTTAGCTGGTACGATGATCAGAACAAGCGACACTTTAAAACGAAAGCTTTCATAAAAAAAAGTGACGCTACTTCATATGCTAGTGAACTAGAAGTTCTTAAAAGTAAAGACTTCATATCCGTTGATTCTAGTACACCCTTCGCTGAATATTTTTGGAATTGGTTTGAAACCTATAAAGAGCCAAGTGTATCTGAACGAACAAAGTTGACCTACAAGCAGGCTTACAACGCTTTAAATAGTCGTTTAGGCAAAATAGCGATTGAAAATATTGATCGCAGAAAGTACCAGATGTTTATCACCACTTATGGCAAACACCATGCTAAATCGACTGTATCTAAATATAATTCCTTAATTCACGCTTGTGTTAAAGATGCAATCTATGATGGTGTCATATCAAAAGACTTCGTACAAAACACTAATATTGTCTTTAATAAAAAAAAGACCCGTGTCATCGACTATTTAAACATCGACGAAATGGACCGCCTAGTAAATCATATTTTAAAAACAAGGAACTCCAACTTCACATCAAAATACATGATTCTACTAGCAATTTATACTGGTGCTCGTTTGGGAGAACTGCAAGCACTCACATGGAAAGATGTTAACTTCAACTTTAGAACAATTAACATCACTAAATCCTGGCATGAGGGACTGCAAGAATTCAAAGATACTAAAAATGAATCTTCTAAAAGAGTTGTCCGTGTTAATGAATCAGCCCTAACCGCCCTAAAAGATTTAAAAGTGAAGAACAATGACATGATTTTTAAAAATCAATATAACACTATCCCCACATCTTCGGGTGTTAACAAGACGCTTAGAGAGTGTTTAACAGCTTGTGAGATAGATAAGCCTAGTCTGCATTTCCATTCACTCAGACACACTCATGTAGCTTTCTTGTTATCAAAAGGGATAGATTTATATATCATCTCTAAACGCTTAGGTCATTCAGACATTTCTACAACAAGTCGTGTGTACTCTTATTTGATAGACGAATATAAGATGAAATCTGACAACAAAATTGAAAGTGTTCTATCAACAATCGGTGCACCAAGTGCACCAAAAGTGCACCAAACTTTTAAAAGTAGACGTAAGATAACGTAAAACAAATTGTAAGAATGCCGTTAAATCAACGTTTTAAACACCCTTCAATTATCTGAAAACAGCAAAAAAAGGAGAGTACAGGTCTCCTTAAAACACTACATAACCCCTATAAATCAACACTTCTATTTTCTGAATACCTATTTGACTATCTTGTGTATTTATAACGTATTTTCAATCTATTTTCCAATAACAATTTATGAACTAAATTCTTACCTCTCATACCGCCTATCGATTCACCGTATTTATAAAGTAACTTGCATATTGCTTCATAATTTTTACGCCTCAAATTATTATTAATTGATTTAAACCCATTTCTATATAAAACACAATAAAATTCTAGGGTCACCTTTGAATCATATATATCATAGTAATCAAAAATAGATTCAAAGTATGAAAAATCAGCTTCAGCGAGTGAATGTCCATAAAAAGTTATAGTATCAACATCATCATTAAGAATATCGATATAGTTATCATTTAAATTATTAGCCATGATACGATAAGTTTTGGTGAATCTATACATCTCGCTACTTGGACTAATATTTAATGAATCTATTCCAAATATTATATTGTCTTTTTTATCAATGCTCCCATGTATGTTCCTATATGATTTAATTTTGTTTGTTAACTCAGTTTCACTCAATTTTGAATAAGTAGTAGGTCCGTATGTATAATTAAAAGATAAGACTTTTGATTGAACAAAATTTTTCGTTAATTCAGTTAATAATGAAATTTCATTCGATACATAATCATAATTATTACTTATATCACAAATATAATCTTTAAAATATTTTTCAATCTTTTTTAAATTATCAAATAATTTATTATCTGTTAATCTCAAATAATCATTTTGACATTCTATATATTTATTAAATTTATTTAAAATATATTTCGGAACTTCATTTGAGACATCATTGTTAACAATTGAAACAATTTCTTTAATTAACTCTTCTACATCACACCAACGATTTACATTTGTTCCTTGAAAAAAATGTTCTGCGACAAAAAACAAGTCTAAACTATTAAATATTTTTTCGTTTTCTTTTAAGCAACTCAATTGATTCAGATCATGGAAAATAAGCTCGGTTTTCATCACACGGTCATTCCTCATAGGATACTCCTTTTTCTTAAAGATTAATCCTTCAGCATCAGTCAAAATTTTTTTATACCTTTCCTTAAAAAAATCTGCGTAACTAGACTTTAATCCACAAGCTAAATCGAAGCCGTTTCCAATTATAAGTAATTGTTTTTTCCCATTTTCAGTCATTAATACATCTTCTTTGCTAAAAGTATATTTTTAATATAAAAACTAATTAACATTTTATATCCTCACGTATGTTATTACAATATAAAACCAGTTTACTATATTTTAAAAATATTCGATGCCTTTTGCGTATCTATTATTTGAATTTACTAGCACAAAAAAATAAGCCTACCCGAAATTAATCGAGCAGGCTTTATTCTTACTATTTAACTCTCAGCGACTGACCAACATAAATCAAATTAGCATTCTTTAGCCCAGACAAATTCTTAATCTGGTTAACAGAAACACCATACTGGCTAGCAATACCTGAAACAGTATCCCCATTTTTAACTGTGTAGTACACTTTTGAACTTGTCGCTGCGGATCCTAACACCTTTATAATTTGACCAGGATAAATAGTTGAGTAAATCGACTTACCATTCAAACTAGCCAAAGTGTACATATTAATACCGTATCTGTTTGCAATTGCCCACCAGGAATCACCATAACGGACAGTGTATGTTTCAGTTGTCTGGCTAGATACATTTGAATTGGTCAGCTGTACATCTTGTGCTAAGGCCCAACCCATCGGTGTACTTCCTTTATAAAGCAAAACCGCTTGGTTAGACTTACTTAAAACTAAATCTTGCGTGTCTTTAATTGTATATGTTTGCCCCTTTGCGTAACTAGCAATATTAACTCTAGGCTGATACCACTTTGTTGCTGATTGCTTCAAAATAACGGTTTGACCAACATCAAAACCTTGCTTGCGTGTATCATTATTAAGCTTGTTATTTTGCATTTTAGCTTCGGACCCAAACCACCAAGATACTGATTTTCGATTAGTATCAACTAACGAACTATCTAGTGAGGTCGCGAACGCTACTGAAGATTGATTATCTTTATTTTGCCACATATCATAATTTCGTGGGTTTGGCCAAGCCCCCTGGTAAGCTGCTAGCCAATAACCGTCAAACTTATTAATTAGCGTCTGACCAACGTATTGATCAGCAAAGTTTCGATACGAATAAAAGACTACGTGTTTATTAGTCAATGACTTCATCTCATCTAACCAAGCTTGCACTGCCGCTTGAGTAGTACCATATTTAACAGTATTTTCTTCAAAGTCTAATACATAAAACTTTGCATTTTTATCAGACCGATTGTAAAAGTCCTTAGCTTCCTGACGTGCATCATCGGCCGAAACAAAACGTGCATAAGCGTATTGCCCATACGGAACACCGACTTTATCAGCCATGCTTGTATTATATGAAGCGTATTTGTCAATGTAGTTTGATCCGTATTGTTGACGGATAATCAATCCAGAAACTTCCGATTTAACATTTTTAAATTGTTGTTCAGTTTTCTGACCTTGCCACTCTGACATATCATAGACTGGCAACGTATCTGCTGAAGCTAATTGTGCGCATAAAAAAAGAGCAGCTGCCGCCGCTCCTACCCCAGTTAAAAGTTTCTTCATTGAACTAGCCCTCCTTCGGTGTATCCGTGCCAACAATGTTTCCATCTTTGTCTAAAACAATCCCAAGCGAATTAGCCTTAGAATCAGTGTTCGCTTCTGTCAATTTATCGACTACCGCACTAATCTCTTCAATCTTCTTTTCAATTCCAGATGTATCAATTGATTTGGAAGCTTCAGTTAAAGCTTTGTTTCCAGTAAAACTACCGGCAAAACCCAACACTGAACTGAGTAATAGCCCAATCACAATAACGTCTGACTGACTAAAAATTACACGGAAACCATATTTAGCCGTCAGTACAAAAATCACGATTGCGAGTGCAGCCAACTGAATCCAAAAGCTCGGCTTATTTATGTTTGCCACTAACATCTTTTTAAATTCCTTCATTTGTATTTTTCCTCCAAATTATTAATTTTCAAATCGTGCTTAAGCAACATTTTGTCATGTTGATCAAGCAATTTATCTTGTTGAGCTTCACGTTTTTCAAGGGCATCGATATTCTTTTGCTGCATCTTGTGTGACTTTTGTAAATCATCTCGAATACCATCCATCGGCTCCTTAACGTAACGCTTTAACATACTTTTTCCGGTATACGAAAAGGCACCGAAAATTGTTGAAATAATAACAATAATCGATGCCCATTCGTCCCAACCAAGCCCTAAAATTCCATGCACATTTAATCACCTACTTATACTAATTTTGACAATAAAAATAGCGCTAACCAAAACGGTAAGCACATCAACAATGCATTTTTAATTCCGGTAAAAAATTTCATTAGATAGCACTCACTAAAGCTTCTGCTTTAGACTTAAATAATCTCTTCCGATATGCAATCATATATTTTATATGATCAATTGTAATATCTGTTGAAATTGTATAATTTGGATCGCCTCCCCATCTGGCCTGATCTAAATCATAACTGTCCTGTCCTATTTCCAACGGCTTATTATCTATAATCTTTTGCATATCAACTATATTTAAAGCACCGGCATCATCAAGCTCGTTAAATCTTGCCAAAAGCTTATTGGGGAGCAGATTTTTTATTTTTTTCAATAAATTATTTGAGGTTGAATTGTTGAAGAAATAATCTTCATCATCATCGACAGTCTGGCCGACGACCCAGCTGTTTCCCAAAGTTGCATCAAAGTCATACGCCATCATAAACCAGCGCTTCGCATCATAAGTAATGTACTCAACGTTTTTAGCAGCCCAGCAGTCTACATTATTAACAATCCAATTGAAAATAACGAAATCGAGGATTGAATTTAAGTCGATGTGGCTATCAATATTTGCTTTAAATTCATCGTCAGTTGCGTTGACTATCCAACTTGCTAAAGCTTGCAAAGCGGTTTGAGCGTTAGTGCTATTATTGCTCTGCAAAGAAAAGTCCCCGGAACCATCGTCAACTGTTGGGGTAGCTGTATTCCAAAGTGCCCCTGTTTTATTTGAATCGCCATTCGATTCGAGAGCTATCTGATTAGGGTCACTATCATCAATGTTCCACAAATTTGACGAAGACTTAGTATTCATTTGCATAAGGCCATAAAAAATACCGCCAAAATACAGCAGGCATGGCCAACTTTGAATTGTACCATAATGATTTGCTTGCAATAAGCTAACTGGCGCTGTTGGATTGTTAGCAATTATCCTTGAATATATTTCAGCACAAACTGAATCTCTAAATCCGTACATATCTGTAAAATAGGCTTTCAGATTAAAAGAATTGCTTTGATAAAAAAGCGGTGTAGGCTTCCAATTAAGCTTTTCATTTTTAGCTACATCTTGATAGGTTTTAAATTTAAAACTTTTCTTAATGAGATTTTTTGTTGAGTCGCCTTGCCATTCGAGGTTTACATATCCCCTCAGATGCCGCTTCCTATCCAGCAACTCAAACGGCAGTGTGCTTTTAGTATCGGAAGCCAGCAGTGCCTGATATGGGTCTGAAACGTTAATAGTAGGCAGTCCTAGATTGTAGTTTTCAAAATCATAGTCTTTGCTTTGAAGCGATCTAAAAATTGCCACAAGTGCATCAGAGACCGGCATTTCTGAAATAGCTGGCGTCCACTCTTTAACCTGTGTCCCCTCAATCAGCCTTTCATGCCGATAGTAACATGAAACCGCGGTTGTTAAAGCCACACTGCTTACATGTGGATATAGAGTGAAGCTTGTAGCATCTCCTGAGTTAAAATTAGTATATACAGTTGTGCCTTCTTTTGCCGAAAGCGCATTGGAAGTCCCAAGAGAACGCGTAGTGTTGTCAGCAAATTTTCCCTTAACTTCGCTGTGCCACAAAGGGTCGTCTGAATCAGACTTAAGATCTGCCACAAACACGTAATTAGTATGTGGCTTTAAGTTCGAAACAGTTATACCGTCTTCTAAGCCCCAATCTTGCCCAAACCATGTATGCCAGTCCTTATGTGTCCCCTCTAAAAGGTTAATCCCTTGAATTCCTAAGCTATTTAAAGAACCCTTGTCTAAAATGTTATCCAATTTAGTCGTAGAACAAAAAGCTTCTTTTAAAGCTTGTGTGAAACTCATCTGGCTAAGAGGCAAGTTACTTGATTCATCAAAATCACCATAGACTTTAAAATCAGAAACTATTAGATTTCCAGCATAATTTGAGGCATATACCCGAATATTAGGCATTTTAGTTAGATCTGTGTCTTCAGGCAGTGTCACATAGTTGTCAATTGTATAAGTTCCAGGGACAATTCCGCCTGACAAATCTTGAAGCTCAATCAGGCTTGACCAGTCAGGGTAGCTGCCAAAAGTTAAAGCAATTATCGATCCTGCAGGCAGTGTTGAATCGATTTTGAAAGTTGCAAACACATGGGCCTTTTTCCCCAGCACGCTTCTGTTGATGATTTCATAGTAATTAGATGTGCCAGCATCTTCTGAAGGTTTCCCAGTAAAATCATACGAAACTGTTTTATCATCAACTGCATTGATCCCAGGAATTAGCAGGTCGTCAAGAGATCCGTGATCTATTAGACTGTCTGCGTGGAGAAAAACGTTAAAAGCTGCTTTTAACGCATCAGATAGACTCAACTCGCTCAAATTGCTATTTGTGTCAGTGATAAACAATCCACAGATAGTAACATTCGAAACCTCAATATTTCCAACATAAGAGCTTGAAAACATTTCCAAGTAAGCATCGACGTCTTCATCTTGATCTATGTCTGGCAATAAAACCGTGTCAGATAATGTATAGGTTCCTGCTGTTTTCCCAGAAAGTTCCAAATACGTTGCCGGATTAGATAGCCCTTTTAGCCGTAATCCGATTGAGCTTCCACTTGGCATATCAGTGTCAATTGTGTATGTGGCTGATATCTTTGCCTGTTTACCTAAAAGAGTATGGTTTTTAAGCTCATAGATTGTATTTGATGATTTATCTAGCGAACCGTCAGCCTTAAGTTGAGCAACTGTATCAGTCCCAACTAGTCCATTTAATCCAGGAAGTGCTAGAGTGTCAAGATTGCTATGGGAAGTAATTGAATCCAAGTGTGTTAAGGCGTAAAAAGCTGCTACTAATGCGTTAGAAGTTGTTAAGCTCACCAACGGCGTTGAACTGCTGCTTTCAAAATTTCCACAGACAGAAAAATTAGAAACTTTTATATAGCCGCTATAATAACTTGAAACAGATCTAAAATAGATAATTTCGTCTTTGTTAGTATCTTCAGGCAATGTGACTGTCTGAGTAATTGTATAGGTACCAGCTTTTCTCCCACTCAATTGAGCATAACCAAAATCAAAAGTCGGATATCCATTGAATTGCATTCCAATTAATGCATTATCTGGCATATCAGTATCAATTGTGTATGTGGCTGATATCTTTACTTTATGGCCTAAAATAGTCCGGTTAGCAACAGTGTAGCTTTTTGCTCCAGAAACGTTATTATTAATCGAATCTTCATTGGTAATCCCTGTCCCCTTGTATATCATACTGATTTCAGTGCCTGAAACTGCATTAATCCCGGGAATTAATAAGTTGTCAAGAGAGCTATGATCAGAAATATCGTCAAGAGCTTCTAAGGCTGCTTGATAAGAGCCACAATCGTCCCACGCTTTGGCATCATCGTTATAGATGTAGTAATGTCCAGTTGACTTGACAACGTATACTCCAGTATCTCCATTACTAGGTAGATCGTCTACTGTTGCTACACCCGCTTTTGGTGTAGAAGAAAATGTGGATGATTTTGAAGATACTAGTTCAAGGCAGCTAGCAATTGCATCGCGTACATCTTTGCCATACATTTTTGTCCTAATAGCGTTGACCAAACTGTTAACACTCGTTTTATCGTTTGAGCTTAAATCTGTTGGATCTCTGTAATCTGTTGCCAAAATTAAATCTTCCTTTCTAAGCCGCTACCGGCAATTTAGTAAACCTCTTAGTTCCTGTTGGTCCCCAGCCACCTGATACTGAAATATCAGCTAGCCAATTTGAATCATTAAACAATGCTAATAACTGATGGAATCCTTTGGTTATCGTTGTATATCCCTCTAAACACCAAGCATCGAATGTTGACTGAATATACTGCAACAATCCAATACTTGGATGACCAGCTTGCGCATTTGAATCCGTTGTATTAACAATTGTTTCGCTACCGCCTGATTCCTGTTGTATCCGAGCTTTAATCGTAGCCAGTGAGCTATCGGTTAGAGTAACTTCCATCAAATAAGCAGCGTATTTGATAACCGGAGTCCAATCGCCATTAACAGCTTCAGTAGCCACGCCAGGAGCCGTATTTGAATCAACTTTCTTAGACAGCTCGTCTAAGGTTTCTGAAATTTTAGTATTGTCATCAGACAGCGTTTTGATAGCCGTCTGCTGTTTATCAATTGTTTCTTGTGCTTTTTTAATCGTGTCGCTCAAAGTTACAATCTTATTTTGCTGAGCATTCAGCTTACTGTTTAACTGATTAACTTCTTTAGCAGCTTTTTGATTTTCAAGTTGATAATCAGTTAACCTGACTGACGTTTCGCCAATTGTTAGTGACGAACTTTGTGGCTTGGCGAAGTCAATATCTTTTTGAATCACTCTTAGATATTGCTGTTCAGCTACTAGGTCATTAACAAAACGATATCTATCGGAAACCTTAAAGCTTTCAAACCTGCTATCTAACAGTTCAACAGCTTCAACATTCCAGCTTTCTGTTGCAGCCTTTTGATTAGCTATCCAAGCTTTTGCCTTAGTTAAAAGAATGTTTGCATCATTAACATCTTCCCAAGTTTGAGTTCCGTTAATTATGCCAAACTCAGTTTGTAAATCAGGAATATCAATGTAATCTTTACCGCCATTAACGCTTGAAATAGTTACCCTTGGATATGCTGCCGAAGTGTTATTCTCATCTGTTGATTCAATTGTCGCTCCCAACGGTACTAGTCTAGTAATAATTGAGGTTGGGTCTATCTCGACACTTGATGACTTAAGATTTTTGCCAATCTGGATTGGTGTATCGGTATGATCAGCCCCTGGGTTTTGCAAATAGTCCAGATAATTCCCATCTGATTCAATTCTTAACCCCAAGTATCCGCCCAAACGGTCAATCAGTTTATCTTTGATTGTGTCGTAAGTATTTTCGTATTCGACATAGCGATATACATTATCTGTCGAATTAGTAACATCAACTTTTCCGACTTTAAATTGCTTGTAAGCCGGAACTTGCGAATTATGGACATCAATTAAATCGCTGAAAAACTGCGCCGGTGTAGTGTTGTGAACTTCCTTAAATCGCTGAACTGAATCGAGCAAGTAGCTTAAAATCGACTCAAAAGTAAACGTCTGTTGAAAAAGACCGCCACTTGTCATTGCTCGCGTTGGTTTTAACGCTCGACCTCGAAAAATCAACTTGTTGTCTTGTAAAATATTAATGTGCGTCTGAAACGGCTCAACTTTACCGAACAACGAGTTTTTGATATTCACTGTTAATTCAGCATTATCAATTCCAGATTCAACCAGAGTCAGCTTTCCAGCGGACAATAGTTTATTCATGCTTAAATCAAAAATAACCTTACCAACATTGTCAGTAGGGTTATCAAATGCAACGATTCGATACATCAAATCATCACCTCTTTGTAAAATTCAAAATTAATTGTTCCAGATCCAGATAGAGTTAACTTGTTTTCACCAATGGCAAGTGTTAATTGGGTATCAGTGTAAGTTCCGGCCGTTAATGTCATCGAACCAAATGAACCCGCAACAGTTACTGTTCCTGTTACCACTATCTTGACTTCTGCTGTATGACTTCCAATGTTAATCATATTAGTGTTTTGAGTACCATTGACCTTAAAACTAGTATCTTGAAACACCCAATTGGGGAAAAATACATCATCCCAGATGTCCGAGCCCTCAGCGTTATTTCCAATAGCAAATGGATAGCAATTAAAAACAACATTAGCAACTAAAGTCTGATAATTTGCATCATCCGTAACTGTTATTGATTTACATTTGCCTACCCAATGAAGCCCTGGTTCATGGCTATCGAATAAAGCTTGTGTCCCAAGCGGCATTAGCATTCGCTTAATTTCATTTTCAATAACTTTACGGTCATCATACCTATTCCCAATATTTTTAAATTGATAAGTAATATCACGATTATCAAAAAATCTATCAATTCCAAGTGTTGAAAAGTCTAAAATGCCTTGACTATACGGAATAGTTTCTGTTACTTCTTTTTCACTCGGTGTCGGTGCACCTCTATCCACTAGCCACCATCCTTTTTCAGCAGAATCAAATGAACCAAAAACAATTCGTTCTATCGGTTCAGATTGATTATTTTTTGAATTAGCTAAAGTATCCGAAAAACTATATTGGCCCATTAACTCCACCTCGCAGTATTTTGAACATTTTGACCTAAAGCATCATCAATCTTTCCAGCTATTTTCCCAACTAGTGTTCCATCATCAAGAACAATGAATTGACTCTTATTAACTAATGCTTTTAATAATTGATTAGTATTTTCTAGTGCCAACTTATTCTCAGCTTGTTGACCAACAACACTTTGACTTAAAACTGAACTTCCATTGAATTTAAAGTTAAGTGGATTTCCATTGACAGAATCTCTAATATTTTGAATCATTGACCCCATGGCATTTACCGCAGTGCCTTGGTAATCAGTAATACCGGTTGCAACACCTAAACTTAAATATTTACCAACTTCATCACGTAAAAGTCTTGATGGTGAATGAATCTTAGCTTTCTTTTTAGCTTCAGCATTAACTTGAGCTACTAAACTGGCCATAGCTGCTACTGCCGAACCAGTGTTTGACCTAATTCCAGATGCAACCCCCGCTGCCATTTGAGCGCCGACCGAATGAAATGAAATACCACTAGCACCACTTTTAGCAGCACTAGCTAAAGCTTTTCCAGCAGACCTAGCTGAACCAGTTTTAGACCTAACACCCGAAGTATACGAGCTTCCAGCTGAACTACCAGCTGAATGATACGAACTTTTTTTTGAGCTAGCTCCTGACTTACCGGCGCTAGCTAACGATTTACCAGCCGATTTAGCTTTACCGGAATTAGATTTAACGCCACTTGAATATGAGCTACTGTTGGATTTACCAGCACTTGAATATGAACTTTTTGAACTCTTAGCACCATCTGCTCCAGCTTTAGCCACTGCTTTACCAGCTGTCTTAGCTTTTCCTTTTGAGCTTTTAGTTCCACTCGCATAAGCATCCCCATTAGATTTACCAGCTTCTTTGTGTTTCGAAGTGTCTTTGGCTCCTGATGATGATTGATCAGCTAAATATTTACCAGCACCTTTAAAGTTTCCTGATTTTAAAGCATTGATGAAACTTGTTTTTCCTTTATCACCTTGTTTAAACATCCCAGGTGGCAAAGTATTTAATCCATCCGTTCCATCTTTTGCAATAGCTGCTGCTATTTGTGCAGTTGTTGCTTTACCAGTTGATAAAGCTTGAACTAAATTAGTAACACCTTTAGTTCCTGATTGTTGAAGCATTAACGCAAAGGCTTGCATCTGCTGACCAGTGTTATTGTTCATTTGCATGAATGATAAGAACATAGCTTGTAATTGCTGTGTTGTTACATTCCCCATACTCTTTAAGCCATTGGACCAAGTAGTGAAAGTTAACTTAGACCCATTAGCAATTGCTAAATTCATTTGTGTTCCGAATTGTTGCTGTTGAGCTAGCAATTGTTGATTTTGAGTTTGCTGTTGAACTAACTCTTGCTGTAATTGAGCTTTAACAGTTTGGTCTTGAGTTTGAGCAATCTGTGTTTTAAGCTGTTTAATTTTATCTTCGCCAGTTTGAACTTGTTGTGCTCTTAACTGATAATTAGATTGTAAAGTGGTAATCGTCGCTTGCTGTTCAGTTTGACTAAGTTTCTGACCGTTTTGAATTCGTGATAATTCGGCTTGAGTGAAAATCTGATTTTGTTCAATCAATTTTTGTTTGATCAAGTTATTTTGTTGAGTCAAAATATTAACTTGGTCTTGAGTCATTGCAGTCCCATCACTAAAACGTTTCGCTTTTAATTGCCGATCTAAATCTTGTGTAATATTAACTAGATTTTGACTATTTTTACTTGTTGCATTAGCCAATTTTTGATTAGCTTCGTTAACGGCTTGCACACGTGCTGAACCAGTTTCTTTTTCAGCATTAACCATCGCTGTTTTATAATTGTTAGAAGCTGTTTGAGCATTCTTTTGATAATCATCTAACGTTTTATTAACATCAGTTAAAAACGTCTTAGTTTTAGCGGAAACACCATCAGTATTGATTAAATCAGATAACTTAGTTTTAGAACTATCAAAATCTGATTTCATCTGTTTAGCAGCATTACCAACTTCTTTAACTGAAGTAGCAGCTACTTTAACTTGCTTGCTAGATGTCTCTGATGATTTTCCGAGTTGACTAAACGCATCATAACCAGTTTTACCGGCATCAACAAAAGCATCTCCCATATCGACAACTGAATCTTTAGCACCATCAATTGATTTTTTAGCTTTGTCAAAAGCCGCACTACCATCTTTCCCGCCAGGTATCATTTTTTCAATGAAACCTTCCATCGCATATCCTGCAGCCATTGCTGTGTTGGCGATAGCACCCAATGCATCAACAACTAACCTTAAAGCTGTTGCTAAAGCAATGGTTGCAATTACAATCGCACTGATAGCTGATGCACCAACTATTACTAAAATGCCTTCTAGTAATTTACCAATAGGTTTTAATGCGTTCCCAACAGCACTAATTGACGGACTCATTGAACTAAACATTGACTTAATACCGCTAATCGCGGTCGTCACTACACCTCGAATGTTTAAGAAGTTAGTCGACCAAGCGGCATATATTGCAGTGGCAACAACCGCAACAGCAGCCGCAACTATCACTAAAGCACCCAATGAAGCACCTAAACCCGCTGCAGCAGTAGCTCCCGACATCATACCCGAACTTAATCCTTCAGCACCTCGCCCAACTGTACCTAGTGCGGTTCCATCTTTCATAACTGTATTAGTCAAAGCTGCAATAGTTTGATCACTAGCACCTGCTGTACTTAATAGTTTGTAAAATACTTGATTTACTGATGCAGCACCATTTTTAAATCCATTGATTGCTACTTGTGGATTAGTGAATGCTGAAGCTAAAGCAGAACCAGTTGATTTAGCTTTTCCTGGTAATCCAGTTAAAGCTGTTCCAATTCCTTTTAACTTATTTGCAAAAATAGCCCCACCTTGTTCACTCATTAAGGCATTGTTGAAAGAGTTTAAATTAACAACTCCAGATTTAAGCGCGGACCCAAATGTTTTGAATGTTCCACTAGTAAAACTAAAAGCCGTTTTACCAGCCGAACCAGTCATGATTAATCCACGTTGAACTAAACTTAAATCAGCTTGCATGGTTTCAAGCATTTTAACTGTACTTGCTCCACCTGCTCCAATCCCTTTAAAAGCTTCTAAAGCTACTAGACTTGGTAAAACAACTTTTAACGCACTACCAACCGTTGTTAGTGATGGCGCTAGTTTTAGGAAACTGCTTGCTAATTCAATTGCTTTTTGAGTATTTTGTTGAATTTCAGTTCTGTTCTTTTTCAGATAATCAGTAAATTCAGCCACTTTCTTTGAAGCAGCATCAACACCAGACTTTAGCGTTCCACTAAATGTTTCTTCGATAACAATTGATAAAGATTCTAAAGCACCAAAGAACTGTTCTACTGAACTAGCTAAGTCATTTTGCATGGTTTTAGCCATTTTAGCAGCAGCACCATCTGAATTTTTTAGCTGACCGGTAAGCTTTTGTAATTCACCACTTTGGGCATTCAATAGAACGTTCATTGCACGTCCACCTTGAACACCGTAAATTTCAGATAAGTAATATTGTTTTTGCTTATCAGTCATACCAGATAGTTTAGATTTAAGTTCATCTACTTGGGTAGCTAAAGGCTTCATCTTACCAGCTGAATCATAAGCACTGAACCCGATTTTAGCCATTGCATCTTTAGCTTCACCACTTGGATTTTGTAACTTAGTTAAAGCCATGCCTAAGTTTGAACCGGCTTGTGTTCCCTTAATGCCCGCATTACTTAAAATACCAATAGCAGCTGATGTTTCTTCTAAACTCAAACCGGCGCTATGGGCTTGTGGAGCTACCATTTTCAAAGCTTCACCCATGTCTGAAGCTTCAGCATTGGTTTTAGCCGCTGCTTCAGCAAAAACATCAGCCACATGACCCGAATCACTTGCTGATAGACCAAATCCACGTAAAGCAGTAGCTGCATCTTCAGCAGCTTCTCCAACATTCCCACCAGAAACAGCGGCTAAGTTCATAACACCTGGAATAGCTGACATGATTTGCTTGCTATCAAACCCAGCTGATGCTAAGCTTTCCATACCTTCAGCAGCTTGTTTAGCACTAAAAGCAGTCTTGGCACCTAAAGTAATTGCTTCATCATTTAAGCCTTTCAATTGTGTTTTAGATGCTCCAGAAATAGCACCCACTCGGCTCATTTGATGTTCAAAAGTAGCACCCGTTTTTAAACTAGCTGCAGTCATTGCCGCTAAAGCAACCGTACCAACTTTAAGTCCAGTCGATACCAGTTTAGAGGATTTATTAACTGCATCAGTTGAACTCATTGAACTATTTTTCATCGAATTATTAAATTGCTTATATTGTGCTTCAGCTTCTTTAAATGCCGCAACAAATTGGCCAACGCTAGCCGTTAGGACCGCCTTAGTTGTATATTCGTCCATTTTTATCCTCCTTTCAATTTGTGATATTCCTGAACTCGTTTAGCAATACGAACTAAAGTCGGATTCATATTTTCTTCTCGCTGAGTTGGATTATAAACATCATCGAGTGTTTTTTGATAGTCAAAAAAGTCTTTGAAGTTCTTGAAGGGTGATTTCCCATCTTTATCAACGCTTTGGGCAATCATGATTGACCACGCTAAATCACGTCTAGCAGCTACTTCATCAATTTGAGACAAATTAAAAGCAAGCATTCTAGTTGAATACTCGCCAATTGTCATTTCATTGATTTCTTTTAACGACCCTATTTTTAAATATCTAAAGCAATTTAGAACTATTTCTCTGTAGGTTTCGATAGATGTCCTTTTGCTTCTTCCTGGACTTTCTTCGCCATTTCTGCCAATGTCTTTTTGTAGTTCGAAATTAAAGGTTTCGTCTGTCGTTGAGTTTCTAATTCTTTGACAAATTTGTCGAAAAAATCAGTAAATGCCTTCACGGTAGGTAAACTATCAACCCATTCATCAAAGTCTTCTTCAGTCAAATCAATTTGAGTATTTAATGCCGCATGAAGTGCTTGATAAAGTGGATAAGGATTTGGGGTTTGTAATTTAACATAAATAGTATTTACCCCCGTACCAAATTCAATATCCATGACTTCACTTTTAAAAATCTCATCTAATTCTTTGATAAATCCGATTCCAAAATGTAACTTATAACGTTGACCATTTAAGTTAATATCCATAATTTAGACCACCTTTTTAATTTTTTATAAAAGAAAAAGTGCGGAATCGAACCGCACTTCCCCAGATTAGCCATTGCTTTGATCAGCAGTAACCTTAGTAGTATCAGCGAAAGCATATTGGATTTCGTTTTGTTGATCCGCTGTCACTGTTGCTGTTCCATCAACTGGTAATTGATCAATATTCATGGTTGTTTTAATTGTTGTTAATTTGCCAACTTCAGCAGGGACTTCCCAAGACTGCAAGTAACCTTGGCCATACTTAGCGCCATATTTCCCATCGGCTTGTTTATCAGCTAAATTAATATCCCAAACTTCTAATAGTTTAGAATTCTTAGCAGCATCTTCTAAAAATTTGTTAACATCATCCAAACTAGCTACAGCTTCAATATCCAATGTTACTGATGTTGTTGCTGGCGAATTAATAGTTCCGTCCTTGGTTTCTGTTGAGTCAGACTTAGAATCATATTTCCAACTATGTTGTGTTTGCAAAGCTAACTTAGTAGCCCCAGCTGTTGCTCGTTGTTCATATAAACGAAACATTAAAATTTTATCTTTACCATAAATAGGTGTTGCTCCCATAAAACATCTCTCCTTTATTAATTTGCATATTGCAATTCAAGTTCTAAAATTCCATGCCAAAGTACATCTGCTGAAGAATTATCAAGTATAACTTGCGGTTTTGAACTAGCAAACCCAACACGGTAAGCATCAGCAGTATCAAGTCTTTTAGCCTTATCAGCTAAAGCAGCCATCATGTCGGTTATTTGCTTACGGTTGTTTTTTGCACCATACAAGTGAATCGTCAAAATAGATGTTCCAATTTGATGAACTAAAGATTTAACTTCAATTGGTTCTCCAAACTGCTCGCCGAAATAAACGAACGGATAACTCGCATCGTCCGGTAAATAGTTATAAGTTGAATAACCTAAGGCTAGACTTTGCTTAAACATCTCGTCATAAATAGCTTGATTAGGTTCTTTACTCATTTTCTATTCGCCAACTTTCCCATTTCATTTTCAAAAATAGCTCTTTGATCATAATAAGCCGGTCGAATATGTGGTTTACCAGGTTGAAAACGAGTTCCATATTCCTGGTATGGATCATACTCAGCATCACCACTAATCTCAGCAAGAAAATTAAGTCCATCAATAACGAAATTCAAATGAATTTGACGCTTTAAAAAGCCAGTATCAACTGGTGCTAATTGCTGAGCTTTTTGCTGCATTTGCATGCCGTTTCTTTTAGTAACAGCAATTGCTTCCGTAGCAACTTTGGTTTTAGCATTAAAGAAACTCATTAACCCCTCGCCGCCACTAAGTATTACTCCCATTTGAATCACCCCTTAACGTTAAAATCTGACGTCTTCCTACCGTTTTAGACAGTTCAAAAGTATACTTGCTATTATTTACTAAGCAATAATCAAAAGTCGCTGTAACAGGCTGTTTGAGGTGAATAACAAGGTCTGTTGTTTTTAAGTCACCAATAACCAAAGCTGATTTAGCCATTGAAGGTTGAACCACATGACAAAACATTGTAGTCTTTTGAGTTCCACCATCTACATCTTGACCTGTGTCTGGATCATAATGACTAGCCATTTTTTTAACAAACGTAATAGTATCTGTATATCTCATCAGTACATCACGAACTTTCCAGTGGCATTACCATCGTTTTTATTAGCAATCCAATCAGCAATATCATCTGCAAATGGAGCTAAATCATCAGTTTCATACGTAGCACTAACTTCTGATTCGCTTGCTGACTTCTTGCCCTCGTCATTAATACGATTAAATCTTGATATACTTGCTTCAACAACGATATATCCCAATTCACTCGGTACATCATCTGAAACACCTTTACCAATTTTCGACTTCAATCTAGCTGAAATCAAATCAATAATTGTGTTTAAAACATCATCTTGCGAATTATCTTTCAAACTCAAAAGTGACTTAATGCTAGTTAATACTTGACCCGAATCAGCCATTCAAATCACTCCTAACTAGCAGCACTAACGGTAACGGCTAAACTATTAGTTACATCTCCAGTAGCAAATGCAATCGTTGCTGAACCAGCTTTAACCAAGTTTACTGTGAAACTGCCATCACTATTTTTAGCAACAGTAGCAATTGATGTATCACTAGATGTTGCTGTTATATCTCCCGAAGCGCCCTCTGGTGTCAACGTAGCGGTCACTGACTTACTAGCGCCAGCGGTACCGCTCATTGTCTTTTGCGACAGTGTGATACCGTCAGGCGTTACTATTTTGACCCCAATGTTCCTTTAAGGACACCATTTTCAACTTCAGCAAACAGATTGATGCCCTGGTAGATAACTGATTCGTTACTCAAGTTTTCAATCGTATCATCTTGGACTAACGCGATTAAACCAGTCTCGTCAGTAGTTACCGTTTTGTTCTGGAACAGTTTGCTTGATTCACCATTAACATCAATGTACTGGAGATTGATGTTATCTTTAACAGTTGCATAGAAAGTTCCAGCTGGAACACTAGCATTTAAAATAACATCAAAATTACCACCCAAGAAGCCTTTCAATAAGGTAAGTCCAAATGCTACACCCTGGCCATTCTGGATAGCTGCTGTTCCTAAGTAGTTACCGGCATCGACAGGGTTAATGAACATAATAATCTGTGGTGTATCAGTATCAAACTCACTTAACAACTTGCCATAGACTTTGCCATAAGCGTCTTGTAAATCTCCGACAGTACCCAAATCGGTGGGAGCAGTACCCAAATAACTAAAGAACTTAGTACGAATATCTTTTTGGATATCCTGAAGCATCTGTTGCTGAGTCTTTTCAACAGCCAAGTCATAGCCGTATTTTTGAACAGCTTCAATAGTTGTTCCCATACGGTACTTACTGAATCCAACGGTGTAAGTGTTAGCTACTTCACGTGTGATTTTAGTCAGTGGAATAGTTTCGCCCTCACCAATTGATGCTGGGTCAACATCTTTGTCTTGTGCATCTTTCGGCTTAGTAATGCCAAACTTGTAAGTTTGAATTTGATTACCTTGCTTCATAGGCTGCAAGCGAGTAACACCTAACGCTTCTTGTAACTTTTTAACGGAATAGCCAAACTGATTGACGAAATCAATCGCATTGACTGTACCTAAACTATTTTTATCAATTAAATTTGCATCTGCCATTTATAAAACTTCCTTTCTTATTTAAAAAGCTGAATATTATCAGCAATAGCTTTCTTACGCTTAAACGAATCCTTAGTCGCTAAGATTTCAGCTTTAGTCATTGTTTTGACAGGTTTACCAGATTCGGTTGGAGTATCACCTTTCAGCAATTCAGTTTTAACTGATTCACGTACTCGGTCAGCAAAACTAATTAACTGATTGACATTAGCCTGAGTTGATTCAGCATCGCTAGTAACCACCAAATCAAGTTCATCATCAGTCACGTTTAATCCTGCTTCACTCATCATTGAACGAGCTTGCTTCGTCATTTCAAACTTAGCAAGTTTAGCTTCTGCCGCTTCAGCACGTTCAGTCTGTTTTTGCAACTGATACTCTTTTTTCTGGTCAGCGTTCATCTTGGCCAACTTTGCAGCTTCATCTTTAGCGGCTTTAATCTTAACTTCCTGGGCTTTGCGTTCACGTTCTAACCGCTCGTTAACCATTTTGTTGACTTCGTCTTGCGTGAACGTTTTTGTCTCTTTTTTTTCAGGTTCAGGCTGTTTCTTTGAATCTTCAGGACTTTGTTTACCATCATCAGGAGCCGGCTCTGGATCAACTGGTTCAGGTTCTGCGAAATACTGTAGATTCATCTTCATTTTGTCATTCATTTCGTTTCCTCCTCGATTTTAAGACTCGGTGGTCTATCTACTCATAATTGTTCTTTAACGTCCACAATTAAGGAAAAGGACAAAATAAAAAGCACTATATGCATTGCTTACGCTCTACACATCGTGCTAATTTAATCGAGGTATCTTCAACAGACCCACGCATACTATTTAATTTAAGCAGTTTAGAAACTTGCTCGGGTCGAAAAATTAATGGGCATCTTCATTCGAAGCATCCTTTAAAATAGTCTTTCCATCTTTACCAATCATAAGAACTTCATCCGAACCAGTTATACTGTAATTTCCACCTAAACCAGTTACACTTGGTATTTTTGGGTGAACAACAAAACTACTCTTTTCAGCTGTCAAATTATCAACTTTAGAGGATATTTTTTTAAGAGCCTCAATAATATCTACCTTGTTGGTTTGTTTATCATATACAATTTCTTGAGTAGCTGTATAAACTGGGTTATCTTTATCTTCCACTTCGCTATCTATTTCTTCCAAAAATTTTCTTAAAAGCTTTTTTGCATCTTTTAAACCAAATAAAGAATCTTTATAAAAAATATTTCTTTGCCCAGCTATATCAAATGGTAACCTTGTTCCTTTTTCTGCTAACGTAATAACAGCTTTTGCTGCAGAATGCCTTATACCTAATTCATACATAACATTTGGATTCAATCCCGTTAAGTTTGCTATAACGATATCAGAATCTATAATTCCTTTTATTGCTTGACTAGTTATTGCACCAGTTTTATTAATTTCATGTGGGGCAACACACTCAACTTTTTCCATTTCAAGTACCGGTTTAATAACACTATCTAATAGCCCAAAAGACTTTTCTTGAATTAAAGAACCCTCTTCGCCTATGGGCATTATTACAAAACATTTTCTTTCCTTATGATTGGTTTCGTTTTCTTGTTTCGCTGTTTTATCGCTCATTGCGTAATCATTCCTTTACAATATTTCTGTCATGATTATACAACATAAACTTAAAAAAACTAAATTTTTTCGTATGTTTCTTTTGATATTTCATAACTTATCCTCACTTTCTTAATCTGATATTTCACTTGTCAAACTGTGAACACAATCTGCTGAAATAATAAAGTCTTGTCCATCGTTAATTAAAAATTTTAAATATTGATGTTTCTTAACCCCAGTCATAGCTGCGATAGTTTCATCACTCGCTAGAACTTCTTTAGACCTAAGAACGGTTGTTGTTTCGTCATTTTCGTTATAAGCCCAGTATTGTAATAAATAAGGTTTCATATAATTTTTACCTTTATACACATAGAAACAAACCATTTCTCTGGAAGTTTGAATTTACGTAAAAAATACACAACAGCTAAAAGCTTCTTGTGTTTAATTTGAACATTTGCACTCATGTTATCACCCCACTTTTGGTTTATCTGCAGCTGCTTTACTGCATCGACAATCTGCATGAACAGGAATACCTGGTGCCTTAGTTAATGGATAAAAGCCATCATTTGTATTAGCAATGTCCTGACACTGCTCGCAAGCTGTTGGTTCAGCCACCCATTTTACATACTCAATTCCAAACTTTTTAAAACTAGCATTTTGAGCTTCATCTTGAACCCTAGCTGTTTCTGTCCGCATTAGTCGTTCAGTCATGTAAGTTGAGTTTTTAACTTTGCCTGATACTTGCTTTCGTAATCGACTAGCCAACACTTTAGGGTTAACGCCTTGAACCATTGATTGAGTTAAAAGCTTATCTAATTCAGCTTTCAGAGTATCTTGATTGACCCATATTCTTTGTGACCAGGTAGCCCCATGGAAACTAGCATTGGCCACCGAAGAAACTTTAGCTAAGACATCATCAATCTTGTGTTTATTTAAGATACCAGCTTGACGTTTAACCTCATCAATATAGCTTTGATTTAAATTCTGATTTAAGCGTTGTTCTTCTTGATTAGTAACTTCAATCATTGCTAATCCAATTTGAGATTTTAAATACTCCAAGCGATTTATTCGCATTGTTGCATTGTATATTCTTAAACGATCATTAGCATATTGACTGAAATCTTTTTCTTTAACCATTTTGGCAGCAGTCTTTTCAAAAGCTTTAATATCAAACTTGCTAATTGCCTTAACAGCTTCGTCCATTCCAAGGTTTTCTTTACCAGCGTATCGAACATAAAACTCTGAAATCTGTTTGTTAATCGTATCAATTAGTTGCTCATAGTGTTTTTGAACCATCTTGGCATAATCAGCATCATTTTTGATATTTGCATCAATCCATTTGCTTTCAATCGCCGAACGTTTTTTCCAGTAATTGCTATTCACTGTCCGTTTCGTCATCTTCTACACCAAATTTCTTTTCATCATCAAAATTGTAATTAGCTGGATTACTATTCACTGCTGATGTAATACCATCTTTTTCTTCATCTTGAATCTTTTGAATTTCTGCTTTTGGATCATCAACAATCGACAAAACTTTAAGCTGAGTCTCTTTTGATACGACACCTTCAAGTGTTTGAGCAGTAGTAGCTTCATTAGCAACGTTTCGTGGCAAGTTTCTAGTAAATTGAAAACTTAATTCATCAGCTGGATTACTTTGAGCATTACCAGTCAATGTATTAACTACTTTCTTGACTAATGATGTTTTGGCCACGTTGCTAATATTAAATACAATTCGATAAAACTCTCGCAAAGCATTAGTAAATTTGCGTTCTTTGTTTGATGCTAGTGAACGCATAGCCTGCATTTTAAGCTCAATCGAATAACCACTTGCAGTATCAGCTGAACCGGTAGTATTGACATCATTTAAATTAGTAACCATTGCTGTTTGAAATAAATATTCAGCTAAACGGTCAAGTAAATTTTCTTGTGTTCCGTCTCCAGTTGGACGCTCCAAAAACTTAGCGTCTGCATCTGCTGACGAATTAGCAATCACTCGATTATCTGCCATATTTTTAATCATATCTGAATCAAACTCGCCACCTTTAAAAAGTAAATAAGCATCAGCAATTGCTTCAACATCATTAGCTTTTTGAGATAAAGCACTATTAATTGCATTCATGATTGGTTTAACTGATTCAAACACTCCTTGATGTTCTTCGTTTTCAATAAATTCAATAGCTGGTACAGCTTTAAACAAATGTGATGTTGTTCCTGTAATATTAAAATCACTATCAAATGTTCGCTGTTCATTTGATGTATAAACTGTTCCGGTTAAGTTGTTATCTTCGTCAACACTGTATCTAATAAAAAACATTGGTCGATGAGCAACCGTATCATCATAGACCATCAAAGAATTCTTAGGTGATGAGATTGCGCAATTAGTATTAGAATTTTCATCTTGATACAACATTAAGAAAGAACGACCGTAAATTGAAGTTTGCTTTGCAATCTCGCTTAATTTATCAAACATTGATGTTCGATTATTAAACGTCTGCAAATCATCATTACTTGAATCATCAGGCAAGCTAATCTTTGGTGGAACACCAATAAAGAATCCATTGAAAATGTCTGTAATATATTTTGCAAAGTTTACTAAGATTCGATTATCTGGTTTATTCAGCGGTTTATCTTCCTGGTCTAAAATTGGATAATGACCTTTGTACATACCAATATTTTCATCATAGTTCTTCAACAAGACTTGCTGATTATACTTAACAAAGCCTTGAATATCATCACTATCAATATCTTCACCAACTGGAAATAGAAACATATCATTCTCACTAATCGAACCTTTACCATTTACTTTAGCCATTATTTCACCACCTTTAAATTGTTATGTTAATCGTCTTGAACTTCGGTCTTGCTTGACCGTTTACTTCTTCAACCGCATATCTGATTGCATCGATGCAGTGGTTGTAACTATCAACTGGCTTATTAATGTACTCGCCGGTCTTTTTATCTTTTTGATACGTGTAGTTCTCAAACTCTTCAATCGTCTTGACACAACGATCATCAATAATAATTTCAAACTGTTGTAAAAATGAAATCCCTTGAATAATTGAATCTGGACCTTTTGTTGCTGGTCTAATTCGGTTAACTCCATTGCGTTTAATTTCCTCAATTGACTTCTTCTCGGCTGCATCAGCAGTAATAACTTCTTTGGAATATCCTAAGTCTTTAATTACATTTGCAATCTCATTATTGAGCATCCCTTTTTTTACATATTCTTCAAGAACATAAAGCTTTAAATTCTTTAAATCAACTTTAACGTGAATAAATACTGATGGATCATTAACAAACCCAAAATCAAGTCCAAATAAACTAGTGATATCTTGCAGTTGATCTGCGTGTAATCGTTGAGTTTTAAAAACAGGGAATACTAATTTATCTAACGTTGCAAATTTTCCAAGCGTATAAATCTTGTAATAAGCTGGATTAGTTACTTTCAGGCGTTCAATAGTTTCGATGTTATCTTTATCTAAGAATCGATTATCCTTATAAGTTGAATGATGAATCTTAACTCGTTGCGGGTCCGGATGAGCATCTTCACTAAACCATTGTTTGTAAGTCCAATTAAGCTTTGATACCGGGTTAAACATTGCAAATAATTGTCGCTTCTTATGTTTTGGTTCACGTAAACGCAAAGTGAGCTGGGTATAATCATCAATCGTAAATTCAGATGCTTCTTCCATCACTACATCAGACAGCCCTTTAATAGACTTAATTTTTTCAGGGTCATCCATTCCTTTGAACAAAAAAACCGAGCCATTCGGTAATTCAATGGTCCGGTCTGATTTATTCACTTTACAAAATGCTAATATTTTCCAAGTAGCTAAACAATCAAGCACGTCAGCAAATATTGATTCTTTGATTGTTCGGTCAACCTTTCGCAACCAAAGTACTTTTCTGGGATATTTCCAAGGCTGCAATGATTTTAAAACAACTTTTTGAACTACACCATGAGATTTACCGCTTGATGCTCCTCCGTACCAAACTTCAATGAATCGACTGTAATCAAATAGATTGTCATAAACTTGTTTATTGAATACTCGATTGGGCTTAGGAAAGTTAAGTTTAATTGTCGGCATCATAATCACCTATCCCAATATCAATTGTTAAATTACCATTGATCTCTTTTTTATCAGTCCAAGCACCATAGCGTTTACCAATTAATTCAGCAGCTTTAATTCTATCTTTAGCTGATACTTCCACATCTTCATAAATACCCTTAGCGGTTGCCACTGATTCAGTTTGCTTGCCGCGCATAACTGAACTAAGATATTCCATTACCTCTTTTGTGTCAGCAATTCTAGCATCCTTGATTTTTTTCAAATTTTCTTCAATATAAGCCTTAACCTTATCATCTCTTAGCAACCGGACTGCATTAGCAGCGGCCACAGAGTCTTTTTTGACACTTGGATAAGCCACTTTATAAGCCCGAGTGCCATTAAGATCAATGATATATTCATCAGCAAATCTCTTTCGTTTTTCAGTTAACTTACCCAAAATATCACCTCCTAAAAATGTTTTGTGTACAAAAAAAGCAGCTCAATGGCTGCCAAACAAATATACTCAACTATTTAAAAATAATTTGTTGATTCTTATTTATCTAGTTTAGTAACTTCCTTTGAAATTATTTCTTCTAATTTACGTTGCATTTGCCCTAGAATTTCAGTCATTGAAAATATGTTTTCTTCTATTTTCATATATTTTGCAGTTTTCTCAAAATCTCTTTTGCATCTTGATAATGCAAAAATGCTTTTTTCAAGCTCTCCAAAGTTTGTATTTATAGACTGCGCTTGTTTACTAAGCCTAGGATAATAGCTTGTAGTTCTCATTAAATTATTAATTTCGGGAGGAACATCATTAATTAATATTTCTATTTCTTCATGTTCCATTAGATCACACGATGATTTACTCGTTGAGACTATCCTGTAGTACTTTCTAAGTTTTTTTCCGAGATTATCTATAGCTGCCCAAACATCTGTTGCTTTTTCAATTTTTAACTTGCTTGAGTAAAACTTTGACTGTTGTTTAGAATCAGCAAATGCTTTAAAAATATTTATTGCAAATGTAACTACTGCTGATATAAGTGCAGATAAAACCATGGCCATTATTTTATCCCCCATTATAATTATTTATTAAAATTATACAACAAAAATAGCAACCACTGCTGATTGTTTAAAAATAATTACTAGGAAATCCAAGCTTTGATTTTCTGACAATATTAAAAAAAGAACACTCAGAAGTTAAGTGTTCTCTTCGTAACATCTTTTCATCATAAGTATCTCACATTCAAATACAGCGACACAATGACATCTGGATGTCACTATTCTGACAGTTTTTCGCATTGAATAGATTTAATTCCATCGACATATAATCTAGTTACATGGCGTTCAGAATAATTTAAGACTTGGGATATTTTCAATAGATTCATTCTACTTAAAAAATATAAATCCAACACTCTAGCTTCATTATCATTTTCTAGATTGTCCAAAGCATCTTCAATTTCTGTTCGTAACTTTCTAGCATCTTTTAAAAAGTTATTAATCCGTTCTTCAATTTCTTTTTTCTGAATTAATAAATCATCAAGGGTAATTTTAATCGAACTACTTGGTTCAGATTTCAAAGCTGGACTTTGGATCGAATTAATTTTTGAATCAAGGCGATATAATTTTTCTTCCCAGCGGTCAACCTTATTCATGATTATTCTGTATTTTATTAAATATCCTTTATTCATTCGAAATACATCATCATTGCTTGTCAAAATCTCACCTCACTCGAAATATAACAAAATAACAAAAACTTTTCTAACTCCTATATATATTTAATTTACCCTCTAACATAACTACTTTATACTCACCTACTATATATTACTTATAAATAAAGAAAATATATAGAGATTGTGTTATGAAGTTCTGTTATGCCCGGTAAATCAACGTTTTTCTATAACAAAATCTATAACAAAATCATAACAAAATAACAGAATCGTCTTTTTTATAACAAAAAGTTGTCTAGACCAATATTGCTGATTTTCTAAAATAACAAAATCTAAATAACAAAATCGAGATTCTGTTATAGATTCTGTTATACTTTTTGTTATGATCTTTTTTAAATAAACTATTTAATACTATTAATAAAACGAATTTTTATTAGTTAATATTCATTTTCCGATAAACTTTAAACTGACCTAAAGGTTTTTTCATATACAAAGCTTCTCAAATTGTACTAGCAGCATATCCAGTTTTTTCAACAGCTTCATCAATATTTGCATATTCGATAGTACGACCGTCAACACCGTTTTCAAATATCAACTTCTTTCTATCGATCATTAATTGCTGATAAAGTTTAGCGAACTGTGGCTGACGTAAAACATCGTAAATGGTGTGTTTATCAACACCTAATTTTTCAGAAGCAGTAGTTACACTAAAATTACCTACTCGTAAATGGTAACGAACATAATTTACTAATTTTTTGTGACGATCCTTTTTGGCTTGGATAGCTGCTTGCTGATGATCCAACTCGTGTTGTTTCATACGACGGTGTTTCTTTTTGATTGTTGAACGTTTCTTATTTCGCTTACTCATCGTTGCTTCACCTCTTGTCTAAATAAACAATCCAACCGCATAAGATCATAAAAGCAATTAAACATATTGATACCCACATGCTACTCATCTCCCAGCTTTCTGCCACACATAGGGCAGAATGAAAATTTCAATCCTATTAGCTTTTTACCATCTGCGTATACTCCAAAAACTTTATGTTCTTCAATTAAGCCAGAAGCTGTATCTGTTTCTGAATACAGAGGAATAAATGGTTTATAACAAAACTTGCATTTCATTTGTTCCTCAGTTGGTGCATTTAGAATCTTTTGAACCTCCTGTTGCGTATACGTTACGTCTGTTGCTTGAAAAATCCGTAACTGGTCGTAATATCCGTTAAGCTCTCCGAGATTAGTCAGCAATTCTTCTCTAGTTTTCAGTATCATTTCGTTTCCTCCAATACTTTTAATCCTGGGAAAAACTTGAAAACATCATAAATAAATGACTGGCATTTTGCTTTATTAAACCTGTACCAAAGGTCTGTTTCCCCATTCAAATATCCTCTATCAAAGTCAAGCCCTTGACTGTTTACTGATAAATACCCATTGCAATAAGACTTTCTATCATAAAATTCATAATAATCACTGCCCATAGAATCGGCTTCTTTTGGCTTGAAGCTTTTCCAAACCGCATAAGCACCTGTTATGATAAATTTTAAAAGATCACTTGATTCTTTCAATGAAAAATAAGGTTCCTCAGAATCATTTCCTGTTAATTCAATATTTGAACGGTTTATCTTTACACGAATTACAGTTCCATGTTCATCTTTAAAAGATTTTTCAACACTCATTACTTAACCTCCATTTTGCACTTTTCTAAGTCAATTGTAGTCAAATGTAGTGTTCTAGTTTCAGACTCAGTAAATGTTTGCTTCAGCTTATTGTCTCTACGACTGGCAAAGTAGCAACCATACTTGCACGATAGGTATTGCATTCTTCCATCTGACGTTTTAAGCCCCAATGGAAAGCAATACCTTTTCTCTTTCACAACCTCAATCAATTCAGGATTTTCCCAAACCTTTGCAAATAAAATCTCGCGTTCGTTACGAGGCAATGGATGATCTTCTTCTAAAATCCATCGTTTTAAATGTGGATAATAGGTACAACTTTTCATAATAACCATTAGTGCTTTAAGCAATTCATTCGCCCTCGAACGAATATCATTAAACTCTTCCATTTCCTCCTCACTAAACTTAATTCTTTCCGACTTAGTAAATTTAGACAGCTTGCCTAAAATCTGCGAGCTAATAACGTTAGTGCTTGAACTAGCATTTAATTCAGCTGCCTGTTCATCATCAATTTTCAAAACTAATTTGTCGCCAGCTTTCAGTGTCATTTACGATTCCTCCAATTTTCAGCTACTAACCAAATCACAATTCCATAAAAAGTCGCTTCTAATACCTCGAAGAATAAATTAACTATGTTCATTTTAAAAAGCTCCAATACGATCGTCGTTTTCGGCTAGTTTCTCGAATTCAATTAATCTGCCAAGATAAACCTGTGCTTTTTTCAAATCTTCAACACCGTTTTTTTTAGCGTATCTAGTTACGTATTTGGTAATGTTGCCTTTATAAAAACCAATGGTTTCTTGACGTGTCATTAATCCACTTTCAAAACGGTCAAATAAATCCTTTCCATCGTCACCAGCGTAATATGTTGGTTTCGTAATACTTTCATCATTCATTAAATCAGTCACCTCGATGTAAGTTTTTGGATTTTCGTTGATTAGTCCTGATGTTAAATACAGTAAATAATTTCCGTAGCTCGCCCTACGAGTTTCATCATCTACTCTAATCATCGTGTTACTACCACAGTCACTCCAAATATTTTGGAAAGGCCATGTGTAGTATTTTCTTTTTAATCTTTCAAGTAACCAACGATAGCTATCATAGGTTCGGCAAAGATAATATTTATTCAAAACGCCCACCTCTTAACTCTAACTGGTGATCGCTTAGCTACTTTCTGATGTTGACTTTCTTGTAAATTAAAATGATTATGGTGATATTTCGGATTGTATTTAATTGGTTTCATCCCAACACTTATTTTATGAACTATGCAATGACTGAAATCAGCTAAATCTTCTATACACAACGTATTATCGTAAACATTAATCACTTTGCTTTTCTTATGAGTTTTGCCGTGTATGTCCATGACATTGGTTAAAATACTGCCTTTTTCGATACGCATTGAATCACTTCATTTCATTCTTTAATATTTTTGCAGCATTACCGTATATTTGATTGAGCTTAGTGATGTATTCTTCTACTGATTTAATAACATCGTCCCCATGCATTAGACTCAATGACGCGTAAGTCTTTAAAGCTATTTTCATATTAGGAACATAATATTTTCGTTCAGTGAATTTCTTTTTAGCTTTTGGCGATTTGACTTTGATTTGTTCAATTAAAACTAATTGATAAAAGTCATTTTCAATCCTAAATCCACCTGGCAATTTAACTTTTAAAGCCATAAATTTTCATCTTCCTTCCGTTTTGGATAGACGGTAGACACAGTTAAAGAGCAACAACAAAGTATCGCTTACCATCACCATGTTGTTTCTGACGTCTTTCTAAATCAAATTTATCAATCAATTCTCGGTTAAATATCTTTTTACCAGTTACGTTATTAGCTTTGATTCCTGATTGTTTACACCAATCTGCAAAATCTGAATATAAATCTGAACTTGGTGTTTCTAAAACTTGTTCCAAAGTTATTTCTTGGTCCGCTACCCAGCTTAAAGTTGTTGAGTTATCTGTCCTATACTGATTCATGACTTCTAACACTCGCTGCGGTTGAGTAAACTCACCTTTATTCATTAATCGCTGAATACCTTTTAAAGCGATATTTAACAGATAGCTCATAGCGTTGTAGGTAGTAATCTTATCTTCAATATTTGGATCATAATCTTTATCATCAGCACTAAATTCAGCATCAAATGGGATAAACATTAATCTGCTATAAAACCCTTCTGTCTTATCATATGAACGCGGAATCTCATTAGCTGAGAAAATCATTTTCGCATATGGTTCTAGTTCAAATGGTCGCTCGCCTTTTCGTTCAACCGTAATTGAGTTGCCAGTGAATAGCTTTTTAATAGTACCGGTTTTCTTGAGAGATACATTGTTGATATCATCACCGATATTGGCTAATTTATGTTCTAATTCAGCAATCTTGAATCTATCAGCTAATTCGTCTAATCCAATACTTGAGTAGTTTCTCTTACCTAAAAAGTTCTTAATCATGTCTAAGATAGTTGATTTTCCATTATGGCCACCACCTACAAACATAAAACCTTTCCGATACCTGGTGTTTTTAATGAAACAATATCCAAGCATTTCCTCGAATAATTCTCGAATCTCTTGATCATTTACAAAGACCTTATCAAGCATATGATCAACATCAGAATTATAAGCTTCAGGATCATAAACCACTGGTATTCGGTCAAATTCAGTTTGCTTGTAATCAAAATCAAGCTTTTCACCAGTCCTAACATCTAATCGTGTATTTTTTAAATTTATGATATACGGATTCAACTTAATATCTGCTGGATTCTTATGGGTTTCAATTCTGATGTAGGCTAGAACTTCATTTCTTTGAGTTTGTTTAATGCCTGGAAACATTTCAATCATCTTGCGTTCAATGATTCGGTCATCTTGCTGATAAAAACCATCGTCATAGACATAAAGTTGATTATTGACTGTTAAAATATGATATTGCTTGATTAATTCATTGCCAAAGACATTATGCTTAAAACCACTGATTTTCTTAGAAGTCATTTTTTTGACTTCTTTTTCAGGCTTAAATGATTCATCACGCAAAATCTGGCTTAACTCATGCTCACCAAGTGAATCATCGAAAACAAAATCATTAATTACTTGAATAGTATCTTTGATTTCATCTTTTTTAAATCCTTGTCCCTGTAAATAAACGATGTAACTAAATAGTTGTTGATTCCGACCATCACCATTTGACATTTCTTTAAAATTAAATTTGTCAGCAGGTGTTGAAATTGGTCTTAGAAAAACCGGTACTTCGTCTAAGTCTTTTAAGCTGACTTTATTAACAACTGGACGTTTGGTTCCATTCTTCTTTAAAACAACATATGATCGCTTATCGCCATTAACACCTGAACGGCAGTCAGAATATAAGCCACAAGCTAAGCGAGCTTTAACGAAGTTCTTGAACTGAATACTGGATTTAAACCAGAAATGATAACCTCGTTTAGTTTTATAGACCCTGCTTTTCAACTTTAGTTCTTTAACAATGTTAAACATAATTTCAGCATCATCAGTCGTATCGAAATCAAGCACAATATAGCCTTTAGGTACGACTACCGCATAATTGTCAAAGTCTTTAACTTCTTGAACTGTCTTAGTTTGACTAGGGTCTTTGAATTTATGAATCGGTTGTTTATTATCATTTAAAATAATAAATTCCAAAATTCTAACCCCCTAACTTACGTATTATTTCTGTAAACTCTGAAAAACTCCTAGGTGTAAATTGCTTACCACCGCTGCGTTCAATTCGTTTTTTATGAATCACTTGATCAGGTTGCATTTGATTGTTATCAACTTTTAATTCAAAAGCTACAAACTGACCATTCAAACATATAAGAATATCAGGAGTGCCTTTTGCGGCACGTCCTGAACCATAAACATTAACAGCATATATCTGATGTTGTTTCAGATACTTCATGCATTTTGTCTGTAAAACTGCTTCTTTTCCCATTAAAGATCATCCAAGGCGTCCAAATCATCTTCCACATCATCATTTTGGCTTGGTGCTGCATTTTCTTCATCATCAGTACTATCAAAACCATCTGCTGACTTCATATTATTCAGGCGAACATTAACAAATGGTTTACCAGTTTTATCGCTAACAGTGTCAGATTCAACATGTTCAACATCAGCTTGAATATATTTACCTACTAGTTCATCTGTATCAGCTTCGCCAGCGCCCCATTGGTCTAAAATCACACCTACCCAATAGCTCCAAGCTTTTTGAGCGCCCTCATTTAAAGAACCATCAGCTTTTTGAAATTGGAATCTCTCAACATGCTTTTGACCTGATTTAGTAACTAAGTTAATGCTTAACTTTCCAAAGTCCTCATACTTGCTGGTATCGATTGATTCAACTTTCAAAACAACATGGCCCTCTGGTAATAACCCACTGTTTACTTCTACTGTTCCAATTTTCATAATTATTTAACTTCCTTTCTTGTGTCTAAAAGTTCTTGATTTTCATGAATATTGCCAACTTTTTTTGATACGCTAGCCTCTCCTCTTAAATCGAAATACTGACTAGTTTGCTTGCCGTCGAAAATTACTTTAGCTGAAAATGCACAACCTCGAAATTCAACAATACTTCTATATTTTTTATTTTCTAAAATATCCCCTTCAAAGATTTTCTTCTTGCCGCTCTTGTCTTTCAAACCAGTATATTGTTCAATAACCGTGTTATTTTGTGATTTCAAAAATACAACGTTCTTGTCAATTCTCATAAAGCCACTAACCATATATGGAAAAATTCCACCGGCTAGATAATGCTTAAGTTCTTCATCCCATACTCTAAACTCAATTTCTAGCATTTAATCACTTTCTTTCTCCATTTCCCGTAATGTGAACGATTGACTAGTCTTCGAATATTTATCAAACAAACCATCAGCTTTGAGCTTTTTAGAATCAACTGAATGTCTTTCAGATTTGGTCATTTTCAAAGTGAAATGCTTGCTTGAAACTTCAGCATATTTAGTATCTTCTTTAAATTGTTCTCTCAAATGCTTTTTAATGATGTCTTTTAATTCGACTTGTCGAGCCAATGCTGGTTGAATTTCTTTCATAAAATCAGCTATTTTAACCTGATTCTCGTCATATTCTTTTAAAACTTTGTCAAAATCTGAATCATCAGCAACTTCTACAGTCCGTAATGCCTTTAATGGTTCAGCATCAACCTTTTCATCGAAATCAGGGCTAATACCAGATTCGACGTACTTTTTCCAAAATTCTTTAGCTGGTTTAATATATTCTTTTTCAAAATTTGGATAATCTTTTGATAAGGAATACTCAAAGATAGCTGTATTTTCAACTGATGGAACAAATTTATCTGGTTCATCATAATTAGCTTTGACTAAGAAACTAGCTGGAATAACAAACTTATCTAGCCCCAGTAAGTACGTGTAAAGCGCTGCTTGTAATTTGTAATATTCCGGAGCACCATCTTTCCAATCCTCTGCTCGTTTGGTTGTTTTAATTTCGATTACAAAATCTTCACCAGTTTCATCATCGTGACCAAGTGCATCCCACATACCACCAAAAATTTTTTTATTGTGAAAGAAATCTCCCCAAGTCTTTTTAAAGAAATCTTCTCCGTAAACATCTTCCGGGATAGTTACATTCATGAAAAATCGTTGGTCTAAATATTTTTGAATCTTTGGTTCAATCACTTTACCGGCGATTGTATAAATTGAATCTTCAAATGGTTGTTCCCAAGTCCGGGTTAATGCACACCAAACTTGAAAAGGACTAGTCCAACGATTTAACCCCAATGCTGCAGCGAATCTAGTTGCGGTCATTTTCTTGAAATTTTTCGGCATTGAATCTAAAACGATATGATTATCTTCAAAATGGTATTTGTTTTTAGTCATTATTCAGCCACCTTATCTCCGATTAAAATTAATAACTTTTCAGCACCTTTTTTACTTAAGCCTTTTTCAATCTTAGATTTAGCTTTGCCAATCCAAGTTTCATATTTATCATCCTTGGACCGCAACTTTTTAAGCCCATTGATTAATGCTTTCTTTTGTGTTTCGTCCATAGCATCTGCTGATTTAGTGATTTCTTTCTTAGCTTCTTTTCGTTCAGTGATGCTTGCTGGTGCTTTACGAGTAGTTTTCTTAGTGACTGTCTTAGCCTTTGGTTCTGTTTTTGATTCTTCTTTATCAGCTACGCCTGAATCAAATTGATCCTGTTCAATTACATCTAAGAAACTCATGTACAAATACCTACGTTGATACGTTTCAACTGCCCCTAAAGCTTGAATAGCATTCATGCCTTTTGCGATCAAATCAACCATTGGTGATGTGTATTCTACGAAATCGAATACTGATAAACCATTTTCAGTTTTAACCATTGAATCACTGTCAATTACTCGCATTTTGGCAAAATCACTGCTGAAAGTAATCTCATGTGCTAAATGGTATTTAATCATCAATGGCAATGCTACTGGGACAATATCGCCTAATTCGTAATACTTATATTCAGCAAAACGATTAGTTCCAGATTTTTGAACTTTTGCATCTAAAAACTCTTTTCGAACTGCGTTAATTTTTTCATAGATGTTTAACTTTGAAATATCTACTGCTTTGGTTGCGGCTGTTTTTCTAACTACCATTTTTCGACTCCTCTTCTTTTTCTTGCCAATGTAATCTTCAATTCGACTTTTAGCCATCTTGATATAAAATTGAGTATCAATTTGGTCTAACTTAATTTTTCCCTGATTATCAATTAAACAATGTTCGGGCAAACCAGCTATTTTATCTTTTCGACCATTCTTTTTTATTTTGTAAAGCGTTCCTAGATTCTCATCTTTAGCAGCATAAATACGATTAACTTTTTGGACTTGTAATTCTTTGTCACTATTGTCTTGGATCGTATGATCATAGGTTGAACCGGTTTTAGCAATCATTTGAAAGTCAATTACTTCGGAATCTCGTTGAATCGTTTCTTCGGGTGAGATACCATTCATAAAGTAATTAACGACTGCTTTGTGTACTGCTACTAACGATTTATTCTTAAAATCTCCACCTTTGAATAGTGATACATAACCACCTTTGGTTTTTATTTTATTTTCATCAGGCTCAATGACTAACTTTTTATTGTCTTGATAAACATAAGCTTCGCCCTTTTTCATTACGTAATTATTTACATCTTTTTGAGCAATGGCTTTAACGATTGTTCTTTCAAGGCTCATCTTGGTGCGGTGTTCCCACTCGGTTAAAACTTCCTCAATAGCCGATTCATCTTCGTTTTTAAACCTGATTACAAGACCATCGGTGTTTGACTGAATAAGTTCAAAACTTTCAACTGATTCCAGTTTGTCGATTAAATCTGTTAAGAATAATTGACCGTGGATGCAAACCCCGTTTGCTTGCCGTGGATCAAACAGATCATTGTACTTATTTTTTGATGCCCCATAAGTTGTGTTAAGGACTAACTTTAACGCTCCAGCTGTTGCCGAATCACCTGCATTTTTAGCAGCTATCCGACGTTCGTACACTGATTTAAAACCTGCTGGCGATGGCGTATTTCTTGAAATTAAATCATATTGAATCATCAAACTTGGATAGTAACTTGAAACATCAACTATGACCATCTTGTGTTGATCATCAGCTTGCTTAAAGTAATTAGGGATTGCCCCATGAAGACCGCCCCAACCATATACGTGAGGTACTTCAGCTATTTTAGTTTCAAGCTGAGTTCCGTAAACGCCTTTTTCATCTAACTCTTTTAATTGGCGTTTAAGAGATTGTGCCTTTTTCGGTCGTTTTTCATCTGCTAAGCAACCGTTTAAGATAGACTTGGTATAATTAACCGGGTCCTTAAAAAAATCAAGCACACGCTCGTATTTGCCTATTCTAAGGTTACTAGGAATTGGATAATTAAACTCATCATCATGACTTTGTTTTTTAGCATCTAAAAACCGTGCTGTTAGTTTTGCATTGGTTAGTCCGATTGCTTCATTTGCCGATATGCCTTTTAACTTGCCAACTAAGACTTTTGATTCCAGGTACTTTTTTCGTTGCTGATAAAGTCGACAAGTATTTTCAACATCGGACGTACAGTATTTAATTTCAGTTGCTAATTCATTAGTTGTTAATTTGCGTTGAATATTAAAATCAACACCTGTTTCCACTATTGACTGATTCAAATTGGCTTCAATGGCTTTCAAACTCAAATTAATTGGTAAATCATCGCGTAAATCAAAACTGTTAAATTGCTTTTTATGAAACTGGATAAATGGGAACTCCCAAGGATTCTTGCCTGAAATAATCCAATCATTGTGCTTTTTAACTTCGTGATTATCACCACCGAGTAACATTGTATGGATTATCCAATCATCATAGTGTTTGTTATTAAAACCACCGAAAACGGTATTTTTAGTACTGAACAATGTTTTAACTTTTGCATTATCGTTATGAATGACTGTCAACTTGTTAGATTTAATATCTTTAGCAATAACCAACCAATCATCTTTAAAAACTTCGATATCATAAATTGTTATGTTCAAACTACCACGTCCAAACTGTATAGAAAACTTCGAACGTTATAAAGTAAATTGCTGGAGCTAAGAAAAACAATGGTGCCCAACTTTTTGGCTCAAATCCAAAATAATCGCAAAACTTAAAATAAACTTTTTTCAATCTTCATCACCTGCAATCTGATTAACTAAATGTTTTAGTTCCTTTGTCACATACCATTCATCTTTGTAAGTGTCGCCTGGCATATTCACTGCAGAGTTATTAGGGATTAAATCTCCTAAATGTCCACAGTCAAAACCAATTCGTACATTGCCATCTTTATTGTTCTTAGTGAATGTAATTCCACCATGAACATCTAAATCTGTATACTTTCCTATGCCCCAACCATTCGCAACATCTCGGTGAAAAGGATTACTCTGAGGAATATCAACATAACCACATAGAAAACCACCGATAGGATTTTTCCAAATATGGCATTTAAAGCCCTTATATTCAAATTCTTTCAACCAATCTTCGTGCATTCATCTCACTTCTTTCTCGCCTTGTAAAACGATTTCTGATAGCTTTCCATATATTCCGTAAACAACTTTTCGTTAAAGTCTTGAAAACTACTCAAAGCCTTATAAATCTGTTCTTCAACTGTTCCTTTAGTAAAGAAATGGATATAAGAACATTTATGCTTTTGACCTGTTCGGTGGATTCGGTCCCGACTTTGTTCCAAGGTTGTTGACCTTAAAGTTGGTTCATAATAAATGATTGTATCGGCTGAATATAAATCGATTCCAGCTGAACCACTTTGATACTGAACAATTATCACTTTAATTGATTCATCGCTTTGGAACTGTCGCCAGATTAATTTATTTTTTTGCTGACCGTCCAAAACTACAAATTTAATTTTCTTTTTAGTTAATAATCGTTCAATTTGCTTAATCGAATATTTAAATTCAGCGAAGATAACTAACTTTCTATCAAAGCTTTCTAAGAAATCATCTAGTGCTTGTAGCTTATTAGTTTTAAGTTCAATCAATTTTCCAAGGTTATCACTCATAAACCCTGAACAAATCTGTCTTAGCTTTAGCAATCTGCTCAATGGATTTTCTGCTAGAATCTCCATTTTAGCGATTGCCGATGTCTTAGCCATTTCCTTATATAACTTCTTTTCAGCTAATTCAATTGGCAACAAGTCATCTGGTAATTTATCCGGCAAATCTAAACACTTATCTTTAGTAACTCGGTAACTATGTTCCTCAATGATATTTTGAAGTTCTGAAACATGCTTATATGCCGCTGGCCGGTAATATTGATTTAATAGACAATACTTATCTTGCCAATCGTAGTAGCTGCCACCAAATATTTTTGAGTGAACCCGACCTTTTACCAGTTCAGGTTCTAAAAAAGTAAATTGTGACCAGATGTTTTCTAGCTGGCCATTACCAATCGGCGTACCAGTTAAGATATATCGATACTTAGCTTTGGTGGCTAATTTCAATAAGAACTTAGCTCGTTGGGATGTTCTATTTTTTATGAAATGTGATTCGTCTAAAATGATGCAACCCCAGTCATGATCAAACGGATTATACTTATTTTTGACTCGCCAAACTTTATCATAATTAACCAATGTTATTGCTTGATTCAATCTAGCTTGCTGCTCAGGTTCAAATAATTCAGTATCACGCTCCCATGCTCCTAAGGCCGATTTGGGTGCAACCACCAAGCAACTGTTGATCTTTCCTTTTTCTATTAGTTCGTGGACTCTTACCAGTGTTGGTATTGTTTTCCCTGTGCCTTGTTCCATGAATAGTGCAAATGAATTATTTAAACGTAAATACGTTAATGCTAGTTTCTGATGTTCATATAGCTTTAACATTTCAATTGCTCCATCAGATTTTCAACATCAGATTTTTTATATCTAATAAAATGATCTGCTTTAATCTCTGGTAAAGCATATTCATCAACGAGCTTTTTAACCGTCTTTTCAGAACATTTGAGTAGCTTTGCAGCTTCTGCTTTAGTCAGATACTCGCTTTTATTAGAATGTTCTGTGCAGACTTCGGTAAAAGCGGTATTAGCTAACGATTTAAAATAACCAATCAGCTGATTTTCAAAATCTTGACTAAATAAATTATTCATTAACCTCACTCTCTTTATTTGATTCTTTTTCTAAAACTTCTTTGAAGATTGCATCCCAAATCTCTTTTTTCTTTTCAAGGCTATTTCTTTTTCCAGCTAATATCATTGAAAGATATTGTGGAGTAAGATTAACCTTTTCGGAAAAACCTTTTGGGGTTTCACCACATAAAATTAAAGCGAATCTAACGCTGTTCCCAAAAATATTTTCCATATGCACCACCTTTTTTCTACTTTATTCGGTTAAATAGTAAACAAATCATTGACAAATCTTCCCGTTAAGTATAGATTAATGGTATACAAATATTAATTAAAAACACTATTAAATAAACGTCTGAAATTTATTTAAAAGCTCCGTTCTATCTCTAACGGTTGTTTTTTGCTGTTTATTATTTAACTGTAACTATAATCTACTACCGTTTTAGATAGATGTCAATAGGCTTTAAAAATATTTTTACCGTTTAGTATAGTAAATCAAAAATGAGGTGAATTTATGACAATACTAGACCGTATTAAAAAATTAGCTGATGAACAAAAGATGTCTTTGGTTGAAATTGAAGAAAAATCAGGACTTGCTAAAAATGCAATCTATAAACTTGATCATCAAACTCCTAGAGTTGATAAAATCGATAAAATAGCAAGTACATTGGGCACTTCGGTAGATTATTTACTAGGTCGCACTAACGATCGTTTTGCTTCGGGTAGTATCGATCAAACCGATATTGGTAAACAAGCTGATGCATTGCTCGCTGGATTAGATCTAAATACATCTGTTAACTACTATGGCGAACCAATGACTGATGATCAGAAACAACAACTTAAAACAGCTATTTTGTTAGCTCTTGAAATGAATAAGAAAAAAGCAGAAAAGAAAAATAAAGCAGGTGATTAAAGTTTGGACATTGAAGGAGATGTTAAAGAACTAATAAATGAATTTAATACAGCTAATCCATATCGGCTCATAAAGTATTTAGATATTGGATTAATTGAGACTATGCTGCCAGCGAAGACTTGGGGAATGACTGTTAGCAGTTTTGGGGCAACCACTATCATGGTTAATTCATTTTTAAATATGAATCAGCAACGTTTTACTCTGGCTCACGAGCTTGGTCACGCAATCGAACATCCTGGGGTTTCAACATCCTTTTTAAGAAATTACTCCAAAGGTGTTCAAATACCAAAGATTGAGGCTGAAGCTAATTATTTTGCTTTTGATTTACTGCTCTATGGATTAAACGAATACGGGGGGTGTTTTAACAAATATGATATTGTCCGTGGTTTAAGCTTATCTGATTCAATGGCTAGATTTATAAAATAAGTTTTGGGGGAATTTACTGTGAAGAAATGGATGAAAGTTTTACTTGGGGTTATTGTTGCTGCTGTAATTTTAATTTTTGCAGGTTCAAAAATTCATGATTGGTACATTTGGCGAGCACCTTATTATAATTCAACTAAAACCGTTGAACTGCTTTCAGCAAGAACTCAAAAGTTAAACGAAAATCAAGAAGAAGCTTTTTATGATATTGCTCGTGGCGCAATCCAATCTGAAATAAAAGGTATTAAATTCACTAACTTAGATGATTATAGCTTGTATGTTAAAAAAACTGGACCTAAACATGTTTACTACATTGACTATGTTTGTAAATCCACAGTTTTGGTTAAGATGCGATTTGATACAACAATGAGAGTTAAGCTCGATAGTTCAAGTTTAAAAGGAGAAACCCATTTCACTATTTATAATTTTAAATCTGATTTGAGTAAATTTTAGTGAATATAACAGAATAACAAAATCTTTTTCAATTCTTATATACACTATATATTTAATAACACTTTCTCTATATATACTCTATATATTACTTTATATAGAAATAAGTAATAATAGTGTTATTGTGTTATTTTTGTTATGTATCCCTTGGGGCTCTAAGGCTACAGAGATAACAAAATCATAACAGAATAACAAAAAGTGCCTTTTTCAACATGATTGTGTTATTTAGGTTGTCTAGACTTGAAATCTAGATAACAAAAAGATTCTGTTATTTTTGAGATTTTGTTATAGATTTTGTTATAGATTATGTTATTAGTTTTTTTAACTAAATAAAAAACACACTCTCCCCGCCTAAAGCTTGAGTGTGTAGAGTTAGATATTTAGAAAGAGTATGCAATAAGCACACGCTCTTTGTGTACTCTATTCTACCATAAATGGAGTGATTAAAATGTTTGAATACAAGAAAAATAAAGCTATCAAAGAAAAAATTTATAAAAACGGCAAGAAGAGTTATTATTTTCAGATTTATCTGGGAAAAGATCCGCAAACTGGTAAAAAGAAAATAACAACTAAACGTGGATTTAAAACTCCTGCTTTGGCCAATTCTGCTTATAAAAAAATTCAGGTTCAAGTTGCTAATGGCACTTATGAGCTTCTTACTGAAAACGGTAAAACATTTAAAGAAGAATACTTAGAGTGGTTTGAGAACCAATATCGGAACACCG